AAACAGGGTTCCGCATCGGTCAAATGGCGGCGTGTGAATAACCTCGCTGTCGCGACCAGCCCACTGGCAGAAGTAGCGACTTCGTCCTATGGACAAGGCCGTAGTTCCGTGCAGGCAACGATCACTGATGTGACCGTGGCCGTGCAGAAATACGGTAACTTGATCACCACGACTGAGGAAATTGACCTTATTAACGTCAATTCCGATTCTCTGGCGATCATGGATGTCCTGGGTGCGAATGCTGGTGAGTCCCTGAATACACTGATGGCGACTGTTTTTGATGCGGGCACGAATACCCGTTATGCCGCCGGTGTTGCCAGTGATGCCGTGACAGTCTCTGCTTTTACTGTCAGTGACGGGAAATATATCGTCAATAAGTTGAACCGTGAATCGGCCATGAAGTTTATGCCGCTTGGTTTCGGTTCTACGAATGTCGGTACGACCCCCGTGCGTAACTCGTATATCGGTATCTGTCATTCCGATGTCGAGGAAGATATACGCGCACTGACTGGTTTTAAGGGTGTTGAGGAATACGGTGGTTACACCCAGACCATGCCGGGTGAGTTCGGTTACTTGAACGGTGTTCGTTGGGTTTCCACTGAAATGGCCCCTGTCAACTCCGGTGCCGGTACGACTTCCGCCAATGGTTTCCGTGGTGGCGGCACGTCTTTGAATGACGTGTATTCGTCCTTCATCTATGGTCGTGAGGCCGTTGGCAGTATCGGGCTCGGTGAGATGCACGCGAAAGAGATTTACAAGATGTATGATCGTGTGCCGACCGTGCAGTTGATTCGTCATGGTCCCGGAACGTCAGGTGTGGCTGACCCCTACAATGAGGCGGGTACACTGGCCTGGAAATCCTGGTTCGCAGGTAAGATCCTGAATAACTCATGGATTTGGGCTATTCATACTCTATCCGCAGCGTTGTAATCCATACGGGGGTCTTCGGACCCCCTTTTTTTTTGGAGTGATGAATGGATTTTCTAACTGGCGTGAATCGTCTTCTACGGCGTAATAACATCATAAAGGGTGATGACGACAATATCACTACGTTTGATGATAACCAACATGCCGCCAAGATAGAGCTTGCACAAATCGCTATACAGGATGAATTGACTAATCTGGTCGCTGATAATCTGATTCCTTACGAGAAGAAGGCTGGAAGTCTTACGACCTCTGATGGCGTTAGAACCTACACTCTTGCTTCTGATTTCGTCAGATTCTTCGGTAAGCAGCCTTATCTATATTATGAGACTGACAATCAGCAGGTCTTCGAGTATGAAGGTGGAGAAGACGCATTAAGACTTGCTATTCCGAATTACACGGAACAGTCAGGTAATCCGATTACTTGGTATCCAGACCTTACTACGACCAAGAAGATAGGACTCTATCAGACGCCTGATGCAGCTCACGCTAACCGTGTGTATACCTACGATTATGAGAAGGACGTTTCAGTATCAATAGAAGCTGATGTTTTGCCTTTTCATACAGACCAGGAAGCGCAGACTTTCATTCAAATGGCAGCAAGACGATTCAAATATCTGGAAGCAGACCAGGAGATCGAGATAGAAATAGATCCGTTATATCTCAGCGCTAAATCCACTTTAATGAGTCTTATGCGGTTCTCTAACAGGAAAACACGTTGGGGCGTGAAACATGGCTGAGATCACCTTTGAAGGCGGTCTAAACGAACAAGACACTACGTTAGTCTCCCCTAGTGAATGTGTAGAAGGCTATAATTTCGAGATACAGAACTCCAATACCCATTTACAACCACGCCTTCCTTTTGAGAAACAAGGCCAAGTTCCTTTTGATGCTTGGAATATTAATTCCTTAAGTTATACGAATAAATTTTTAGATGTTTCAACCCAGGAAGTAAACCCTACCGCGTTAGCTTTTAGCCCAGATGGGCTTAATCTGTATATTGCAGGTTCAGACAATCCACAGACTGTTTTTCAATATACATTGAATACTGCGTGGGATATTGATACTGCTGTTTATGCATCTAAAAGTATAGATGTTTCAACAGAAGAAACAGAACCAAGGGCTTTGTCTTTCAAGTCAGATGGAACAGCAATGTATATTGCTGGTCTAGGTGCTATTACTGGAGGTACTGTTTATCAGTATACACTTAGTACTGCATGGGATCTAAGTACTGCTTCTTATGCATCTAAAAGTAAAGATATATCTACAGAAGAATCATTCCCAACAGGTGTCACTTTCAAGTCAGATGGTTTTTCAATGTATATTGTTGGCTTGGAGAATAAAACCATATATCAATATACTCTGGGTACAGCTTGGGATGCTGGTACAGCTTCGTATGCATCTAAGAGCGTTGGTGTATCTACAGAAGAAACGTCTCCTGGAGATTTGTCATTTAAGACAGATGGATCAATAGTTTATATTGTTGGTTTCAATAATGATAGTATTTACCAATATACATTAGGTACTTCGTGGGATATCGGTACAGCTTCTTATTCATCTAAAAGTTTTTCTGTATTATCTCAAACAACAACACCAACCGGAATTGCATTTAAGACTGATGGAACAGTAGCCTATATTCTTGCACAAGATAATGACAAAGTATATCAATACGAATTTTCAGGTAACAATTTAATAAATGGATTCGTACAATTAATCACATCTTCTGGTGTTAAGCATACATTAATACAATCAAGTGATAGGGTTTATGATTGGGATGGTTCAACGACATGGACGTTAAAAGATACATTAGTAGCAGACTCAAGACTGCGTGGTGTCAATTGGACGCTTGGAGAGTATTCAGTTGTTGTCGATGTACTTAAAAACTCTGTCGTTAAAAAATGGGATGGAACAAGTTTCACTACTTTAACGACTGGTTTAGGTGCTTCATTAAAAGCTAAATATGCACTGGTCTATCTTGGCCGAGTCTGGCTATTCAATGTAGAGTCAGGTGTTGATACACCTCACCTTATTCTTGCTTCTGCTTTCGAGAACCCAGAGAGTTACGACACATCAGCACGTGCCGTTACTGGAACATTCGCAACAGGTCTTGAGGCATTTTATATAACGGTCCCTAATCTCAAACCCATCAATGGCGTCGCATTATTTTTTGACACGCTGGTTATTTCCACAGAAGATGGAGTGTTATATAAATTAGTCGGGTCTGATGCCGATAATTTCCAGATCCTTCCATATTATGCTGGTTCATCCGCTATAGGTACAGAAACATTCGCTAACATCGGAAACGATGTTGTCTATATGCGTCAAGGAGTCATAGAGTCGTTGAGAGTCACGGACACATCAGGAGATGTGGCGACTAACGATTTATCAAAGTGGATCAGGAAGACAGTATTAGGTTTAACAGATGCCATTACGATTTATGACAGAGACAGACAAAAGGTTTATTTCTTCATAGGTACTAAGGTTCTTGTTTTATTCAAGAATAAAATAGAGTCAGGTTTATCTCCATGGTCTGTTTATATCACCAATCATGTGTCTTCATTTCAAACTAATGCAGCCATATATATGAAGAATCCAGCATTAGGATTAAGTGAGAACTATGTCTATTTTGGTGACGATCAGGGAAACATCTATCATTTTGATGGCGATGTAAATGGTGATAACGGAGATACCGATATTCAGGTATTCAGACGTTCACGTTATTTTGAGAGTGATCAGATAGAACAGGAAGGAATTTCTGGACGAGTCTATTACAAGCGTGTCGCTGATACCGATATGACCATGCAGTTCGAGTTCGGAGATGACTATTCCACGACTACAAGTCTTATCCCGCTACAAGGACCACCAACGACAGACAATGCAGCATATTGGGGTGGTGATAGCTATTGGGGTGGGGAATTTTACTGGAATGCTGGTTTTAAGTTCAGCACCCTTATGACTACGAAAGGCTATTCGCCTTCCGGTAAAGGGACAGGACTGCACATGCTTTTAACCTTAAATACACGACAAACCTTCGATGTTGTGAAAATTACAGATGAATCCTAGTGAAAAGAGAAATCGTTTATTCAAACACGGTAAACCGTTAATCAGACCGTTAGAAATATATAATGGTGAAGGTTATTCTAAAGATATAGGCATACTGTGGACTGCTTATAAAAGAAAACCCTTTGAGATACTTGGAGAAGGTCTGTCTCAACAGGAGTTTGCTGAAAGCATAGAAAGACTTGCGTCGAAAGCTGATCTCATGGTCATAGATGATGAAAACAAGGGTTATAAAGATAAAGGTCCGGTAGTATTTTTATCTTTATTCTCTAATGGATGGAAGTCTCAGCCACAGGTAGAGTTCTTCCCATGGGCTACTGCAAAGAATAAACTGAAAGTATCAGTGACCTTTCTTCATTGGATACGTTATTCCAAGGAGATTGGAGTCATAGAGATACGAGGTTTGAAGAATGATAAATCCTTGCTTGAAAAATGCATGGATTATGGCGTTTTGTTTTATTCCGGGAAAGTCATTGGTGGACATCCCCAAGGCAATGAATATATATATTCTGTAAAAGGCAGGAAACGATAAT